ATCTTAAAAGATGAAGGGTCATAGCTGAGAAATACACACGAGCTTTCGCTCTATAACTTACGACACATCAGCTAGTGTCGACCTAATTTTCTTACACTACTGTAAGAGTAAAATTAGGATTTATTGTGGGACTATAGTTATCAGGAAATATAGACACCGGAGTGGGATTGGCGGTTGAATTAGCGTAATTAGGAACTAATAACGGAACATTGTAAAGTATTCCATAACGGGCCTCATCCGAAAATGAAGTAAAAACTTTCATATAGAAAATTTGTTGTTCACCTCCATTAAGTGCTTCCAGTGGAGTCATGATCGGATCATAAACCAAATAGAGAGCTCCCAAACTAGAAAACTCAGCAGAGCCTAGATAGGATTCTCCAGTTGGCAAACGATTCAAAACATGCTTATAAAGGGAATTATAAGGAATTTCACACTCAATGGTCTTTTGCAGAGAATTACACACAACAGTTGTTAGTCTAGTCATATAGTTATTAGCTATGAAGAGACCAGTAGTTGTGGTGGCGGGCGCAGGATCTGTAGGATCTGGATCTACCGCATTTGCAAGATAATCAGCAATAGCAGACCCTGTCATATTAACACCCTTTGCCTTAGGGGCATAATAAACCGAAAAGGAACCTGTAGTTGGATATTGCTCTAACACAAACTTAAACCGCAAAGCTCCTTTAAATGATCGATACAAAGGGTTGTAATATGACAACAAACCGGGATACTGAAAAATAGGAATGGTAGCAACTGTTGGCGCTGTAAAGGGATTATGTGGAGCCAAAACATCCAAAATATCTATGGCTGTATAGGAAGGGGCATAAGACGTTGAAGCAAGAAAATCAACCGTAAAAGCAACTCTTCGTACATATTGATATTTACGTAAATAATGGCGGAGAGAATCCACCTTTGTTTCAGCTAAATCAACACGTTGAACTACAGAATCATTTGGAGCCACTACGTTATCTTCCTGAGTCTTATAAGTATCAGTTTGAGCAGTCTGCAAAGGAGCAACTGACAGAGACTGGGCGCGAAAAGGCTTTGACACTAATTCAAAGTCTTCGGACGCAGGTCCATTTTGAGCAGGCATAAGATTATTCATCAAACTTAAAGTATTGACTTCATAATCTGGGGCACCAGCAATGAACACATTAAATGAAATGGTAGTAGGAGTATTATTCGGAGCTACCAAAGCATTTAATACGACAATATTTATAGTACCTAGAGAATCTAGATCGGATGGAGTATTGTCATTGGGCACATACAATGAATGAGTCTTACTTACGTAAGGAATGGTGAACTCAAATTCATTGGAACCTTGGTTTATTTCAAAAGCAGATCCATACTGTGAAGTCACTGTATTGATGTTAATTGTTGAAAGGGCAGCGTACTGACCAAAATTAACACCAAAAAACAACTTAGTAGTTTGGAAAGACGTAGAAATAACCTGGACTTTATATGTCAATCCCCCTTTCCAAAAATTAAAGGGAACAGAAATATATGATAGCAAGGGCACCTGATTTGCCTGTTGCAACACATAACTGGGGATTGGATTAATTGGCAATGAAGCCAACACCGTGCCTGGATTTTGAGAGACCGACTGTGTAAATGAGCCCAAATAAGTAAAACGTCTTTTAAGATCGTCAAAACTCATTTCATCATTTAAGGTAGCAAAAGTTTCAGCAGTCACAAGGGCCATCTTGTCAGGAAAAACTGACATCTTATCTATAAATTCTACACCATTAGCAAAATTTAAAGTAGACGTCGATACAAAACGAGACGGCGTTTGCATATTGGGATCAATTGGTTTGTCAAGACCAATTATACCAAATGCAGAGTCAATAGCATCAGACACTAGATTTTCTGGCAAAATACGCTTGGCAGCGCTTTTGAGTGAATCTCCAACATCTTTAAAGGCGTTAGTAGCCCTCTGAGGTATTGACTGAAGTTTAGAGAGTAATTTAGACTGAGCTCTAAAATCAGTAGAACCATTAAGTCGTGGAACCTTGAATGAATTATTAATCATTCGGGAGAACAACGAAATGGTCACAGTTGTGGAGGCAGAGACAGCTGCCTGTAATGGATTGAAAACCACAACATAAAAATAGCCCAAGCTTCCAAGAGTGGATGCAGGGCTAGAATCTTCCAGATCCAAGTAGTGTAACGGACTCAGAAATGGGATAGTCATCTTAGACGATGTGTTGGTATTTGCATACAAATACATCGACTGATTGACTGTAGCAGCCGCAAAATTTGAAACTATATTAGTTTCAGAGAATGCGTCAGTGGTAAGTGGCACAAAGAAGCACAAAACCAATCCTTGATGAAGAGGAGTGGCTGCAACCTGCGCATGAATCTCAACATCTCCACGCCAGTATTTAAAAGAATTAAAAGGAGCAGTGGTGATATTGGTAACTAACAAGTCTTGAGGTATGCGCAATTTTGCGAGTACAGTGTGAGAAGTGTTAGTTGTGGACCAGGGAAATGTAGAGTTAAACGATGGACGTTGAACCATAGCATCTAGGGTCCACGGGATCTCTTGGATAACATTATCAGCTTCCTCCATAGAAGAAGTGTATCCTTGACGATCGGATGTGGAAGTAATTGGACGAGTGATGATTTGAACACCTTGGGATGACATAATTGAATTCATAGTAAATATTATAATAGGGCGCTGGCAGTTTCCTTTAGCGAACGACAGATTATAATGACTCCTTATAGGGATATTTAATTGTGGACTAACAATTCATCATACTTACCAGATTTATACAAACCTCGTAAATATGAGTCAGATAAAGCAAGAAATGGAACACAAACACGCTGAACATATTGATCAACGTGGGACATGAGGGAAATGTAATCAGGGTGAAGAAAAGCTTCACGCTGAAAGTTACCTAACTTTGTTTCAGTCAATTCGTTATTACGAAAATCGTCAGAAACAAAATTCAAGGTACTTAACATTGATTTTCTATCAAGGGGAGCTACAACTCCAAGTGACGGATGAATACGAAAGCTCCTCTTTAAAAAGGTGCAATCATAAACAGAGCGAGTGGAATAAGTCCACTCACCTTTGGAAGCAGGGGTAAATTCGAAGCCCATTTTATTACAAACGGTTTCAAACGTACGACCATTAAACCAATCTTTACAAAGATTGCTTACACCGGTTATCTTATCATCTCCGTATACAGCGTCAAAAACGTTGGATACGTAATAAGTAAGGGTGGGAGCAATGGAAAACTTTTCCTTGTAAAGCACATAAAAAACATATGCACCATACATCTTGTTGATCATAGAATTATAATCAGCAGTTAAACCACGGCCTGTAGGAAGGGAGTGATTTGTCATGTATACATCATTTAGCGTTATCGTAGGAGTATAAATCATAGTCGATAACACTTGAGCTAATATAACAGAATCAACCTTATCACCAGAAAACTTAGAACAAATAATCTGGTTAAGAGATTGTTGGAATTGGGATAGCATATGGCCATCCCACTTCCCAAAATCACCATCAAAGACATTATCACCTTTGGAGGTAAGAGAGCGCAACAATTGCGCCCAATCACCTGAAAAAGGGTTAATACCAACCATAATACCATTTGACCACTTGTTACAATGAAGGTTCTTCATCAAATTAGCTACAAGCTGTTTTTCAACAACCAGTAGATCCAATGGAGAGACTTTAAAGCAACGAGGTTTGTCAACCTTTTCTATATCACGCAATTCATCTTTCAATGTTTCGGTGTGATATGTACTAAAGTCGAACTGAGAACTACTCATCTTCTTACGAAGACTAGCAACTCTAGCAGCAAAGTGAGGTCTATATTTTCCTTTTTCAAAGTCGATATAGTCAGCACGTTCACCACTAAAACCGAAACCAGTGCTTGTCTTGGGATTAAGAGGCTGAACGCCATCACAACCCAGAACAACATCAGTTTCGGTTATAGCCTTAAAACGAGGAACAAAACATTCAGCGTAACTAGAGGCAAACGCAAGAGCGGCCAAATCTATAGATTTAGTGGCTTCATGCGACTTCTTAGACATGACTTTAATCGTATCAATACCGTATGGCTGCATATTAGCAGGAACACGTTCAACAGGAAAAATACCATGAATAAGAGATGGAGCATATTGAGT